ATCGGGAATTTTATCCCCGGAAATGGAACGACTACGGTTCACTATGCTTGAATTGGTTGACTCTGGGAGCGAGCCATCCAACATCGTTCCGCTTAGGGGTAATTCGAGTTGGATTGGTGTGACGTTACCCCGAATTCACACAAAAATCACCGAAAACCCTTCGCGTGGGCTTGAATTCGTTGAGTTTTGCACCAAATTTGGAATCGATTTGCTTCCTTGGCAACAATGGTTGAGCGAACAAGTCCTAAAAGTATTACCCGATGGAAGATTTCAAACTCCAGTTCACGGCATCTTGATGGCACGTCAACAAGGCAAAAGCACGTGGATGGCGTGGCAAATACTTTGGAGAATCTTCGGTTTAGAGCAGAAATTACAAGTTCACACCGCTCACAAACTGACAACTTCGGCTGAAATCTTTTACAAAATACTTTCGATTATTCAAGAACATCCAGAATTGGAATCGCAGCTAACAAAGAAACTTGAAGCGCGTGGATTTCAAGAATTGCAATTCACTGGCGGTCGCAGATACCTTGTGAGAGCATCTAACTCAGCAACTCGCGGTATTGCAGCGCCAGACACAATTTGGATGGATGAAGCACGTGAATATCACGATGAAGGTGTCTGGTCATCCCTACGATTTACCCAGATGGCTTCGAAATCTCCGCAAGCATTTTTACTTTCCAATGCTGGTGACCAACATTCTATAGTTTTGAATTCTATGCGCGAGCGCGCTATGGCTTCTATCCTCACCGATGACCTATCTCTCGGATGGTGGGAATGGTCGGCAAAGCCTGAAATAAAATTCGATAACTCAATAGACTTTTGGGAAGGAATTGCACAAGCTAATCCATCACTCGGATATACAGTCCATCCGGATAACATCCGAGCAGTTCTTAACGATCCTGAAGATATAGTTCGAACCGAAGTTTTATGTCAATGGGTTTCGACCATTAACCCAGTGATTCATCCGTCACAATGGTCAGCGTGTGGCATCGAGGGCATCCGATTGGATGAAAATGCCGATACCTGGTTGGCAATTGATTGCTCGCCTGACCGCAGACAAGCGGCATTGGTTGCCAGCCAAAGAATTGATAAAGATCGCTTTCAAGTTCAACTTTTACAGACTTGGACAAACCCCGGATATCTGTCGGATAAATTGATGGCAAATGACATAGCCGATTGGTACCGCAAATTCCCAGTGATGAAAATTGCCTACTCAGCGAGAACCGCATCGGCTGTTGCAGCTCGTTTGATACCTGCCGGGATTCCAGTTGAAGCAATTGATGGGCAACCATACGCACAAAGTTGCGATGAATTCCTCAGCGCAATTTCCAGTGGTCGGCTTGTTCACGCAAATCAAAAAGAATTAACAGATCACTGCCTATCTGCGGTGCGAGTAAATTATGGCGATGGCGGTTGGGTAATGGGCAGAAAAGTCAGTGCTGCCGTAATAACTGGAGCCGTCGCTGCCGCTATGGCTTCACACTATGCGACACAACAGGCAAATGATATTGACATAGTGGTGGCATAGATGATAGGTGATACAATTTCGTCCAAATGGGTGCAATCCGAGATTTCTTCTTCCCTCAAGTAGAGGCGCAAAAACCAGTTTCAAATGTTGATGTAGCAGCTGCATTAACGCCAATCCAAACTGGTCAGGCAGTGTACAACTTCCTTGCAGGATCAACTGCAACAACACGCAACATCGCAATGAGCGTTCCAGCAGTTGCACGTGCGCGAAACATTATTTGCGGAACAATAGGTTCCTTGCCATTAGAGCAGTACAATCGACTTACTGGCGCACATATCGAACCGCAACGAGTAATCAATCAACCCGATCCACGTGTGTCAGGCTTTGTTATTTACAATTGGCTTGCAGAAGATATTTGGTTATACGGCGTTGGTTATGGTCAAGTTTTAGATGCTTACGCTGCAACAGATGGCGGGAAGATTCGCGCTTGGACTAGAATCGATCCAACTCGTGTAACAGTTCAAACAAATCCACTCAACACTGAAATCGTTTCTTATAAAGTTGATGGCAAAGATGTTCCAACAATGGGAGTTGGTTCAATCATTAGATTTGATGGTGCTGACGAAGGTTTTCTTCATCGGGCAGGTCGGACGGTAACGGCGGCAGTTTATCTCGAGAAGGCTGCCGAAACATACGCCAAAGAACCAATCCCAACAATGGTTCTCAAGAGCAACGGTACAAACTTACCGTCCGAAAGAATTTCCAAACTCCTGGAGTCTTGGAAGAATTCACGAGTAAATAAATCAACTGCTTTTCTTAATGCAGATATTGAAATGCAAGCAGTTGGCTTTGATCCAAAATCTTTGCAATTAACTGAAGCACGTCAATATGTTGCGTTGGAGATCGCCAGAGCCGCAGGAATTCCGGCTTACTTCCTTTCGGCGGAAACCACGTCAATGACGTACTCCAACGCGACATCTGAACGCCGCTCGCTTGTAGATTTCTCGCTTCGTCCACTGCTTTCAAGCATTGAAAAACGAATCAGTATGCCGGACTTTGTTCCACAAACAACTGAAGTGCGTTTTGATTTGGATGACTTCTTGAGAGGCAATCCTCTGGAACGCGCTCAAGTTTACGAAATACTCAACCGCATCGGCGCAATGAGCGTTGAGCAAATTCAAGAAGAGGAGGACTTAATTCGATGAAAATTAATGTTCCTATGACAATCACATTCGCCGATGTTGCAAAACGTCAACTCACTGGTCGCATTGTCGCGTGGAATGAGGAAGGAAACACTTCAGTCGGTCGCACAATGTTTGCGAAAGATTCAATTAACATTGACAAAAACGTGAAGTTACTTCTCGAACACGATCGCACACGTCCAATCGGTAAAATGATTGAAGCAAAAGTCACTGACACTGACATCGTTGCAACATTCCAACTTGCTAAAACATTTTCCGCAGATGATGCTTTGGAAGAAGCAAGCACTGGACTTCGTGACGGATTTTCCGTTGGCGCGATGATTAATGAATGGTCAAATGACAATGGCGTGATGCTTATCACCAGCGCTGATCTTGCTGAAGTCAGTTTAGTAACAGATCCAGCAATCGATTCTGCTCGAGTAAGCGAAGTTGCTGCAAGTCAACCGGAAACACCAGAAAATTCTGAATCGGCATCCGCTGATCCAGAGAAACCAACAACCGAAGGAGAACAAGTGTCTGACACTACCGTTCCTGCTCCTGCCGAAGAAACGGTAGAAGCAGCAAAGGTGGAAGCCGCTGCGCCAAAGCCAGCGTTCTACACCGCTCCACGCCTTGAGTTCACAAAGGCGAAATATCTTGAGGCTTCAATTCGCTCGAAAGTTTTCGGCGATGATGCTTCACGTCAGTACGTTTTAGCTGCTGATGACACAACCAGCAACAACGCTGGCTTAAATCCAACACGTCAATTGACAGAAGTTATCAACCCACTGTCAAACAACTTCCGTCCAGCAGTCGATGCGATTTCTCGCGCAGTGTTACCGGATGCAGGAATGACCTTTGAAATTCCTAAAATCACGGCTGTTCCGACTGTATCTGAAGTTTCTGAAGCCGGTTCAATCACGGAAACAGGAATGACTTCAGAATTCCTTTCTGTATCAGTAAAGAAATTTGCCGGTGGACAGGAATTTTCGGTCGAACTGCTTGACCGGTCAAGTCCGGTTTTCTTTGACTTGTTAGTTAGCGAGATGGAAAAAGCCTACTTAAAGGCAACTGACTCTGCTGTTCTTGATGTTCTTGCAACAAATGGAACAGATGGCGGAAACCGCACAATGTCAAATGTTAATTTCCAAGATTTCGTTTCAGATGCAGCAGTTAGCATCTTCTCCGGAACTCAGGAATTTGCACAAAACCTCATCGCATCTCCAGCACAATGGGGCGCGATTATGAACCTTGTTGATGGCAACAATCTTCCGTTGTACACCAACCTAATCAATCCACAGAATCGTGCTGGTGGTGTTTCACCATCATCAATTCGTGGAAACACACTTGGACTTGACTTCTATGTTGATCCAAACCTCTCCGGAACTGGCGATAACACAATGATCATCGTCAATCCAAACGCTTACACTTTCTTCGAATCCAGCCGCTTCCGTCTATCTGTAGACACAGTTGCAACTGGTCAAGTAAAGGTTGCGTACTACGGTTACGCAGCAATCGCACCAAAGGTTGGCGCTGGCGCTTACCTCTGGAAGGTTGCATAGTAAAAGAACAAAAGTCCGGTCGGTT